CGTCGCCTACTGTTACCACATATGAAGCTCCAGGTACTACCGATAGGGTTCCTGTTAATACCATACCTCCTCCACCTCCTCCACCACCAGCATTATCATAGCCGTTACCGCCACCTCCACCACCGCCGACTACTAAATATTCGACAGAATTAACGTTAGCCGGTGCAGTCCATGTGGTAGTGCCAACTGTAGTAAAAATCTCAAGAAAAGATGCTGATGCTGGCATTTTCTTAAAAGAAAACGGAAATACTATCATTATATGAAGTTTTGTATATAGGAACCAAAATACTTGCTACCATCAAAAATGAAAGTGAAAACATCATATCGGCTAGCAGTCGAGGTCATCGTTGGAGTAGCTGCGCCTGTCCATGCAACTGTTCCAGGCCATGTTATAACTTGAGAACCTGATGCATTTTGTCTTATTATTAAAATATATGTAGCACCTGCTTGACCGTTACTAAATGTAAATGTAGTTGTTGCTGCATTTAGAGTAAAAGTTTGAACATTACTATCGTTCCAGTTTACCGTGGTTGATGAAGTAGTATTACCATTAGCATCTGCGCTAACCCAAGCTTGTCCAGATGTTACATTTAAGTTACCTGAATATGGTGAGCTGAAAGAAGTACCAGATGTTCCGTTGCTTGAAGTCCCTGATGTCCCCGCAGCACCAGATTGCCCCGAAGATCCTGATGTTCCTGTAGATCCAGAGCTTCCTGAAGTACCGGTTGATCCAGATGTTCCAGTTTCACCTGATGTTCCTGATGTTCCATTTCCGGATGTACCTGAAGTACCAGATTGTCCTGATGTTCCAGCTAACCCAGAAGTTCCTGATGAGCCTTTGTCAGCAACTAAACCCCATCTTACTGGATCGTCTGGAGGAGCACTGCCAGAGTTACCGTCCCCGATTTTTATGTATGAACCTCCGGTATATGAAACTACGTCTTGGCCACCTACATAAACTGTTGGAATTGGTTGCCACTCCCCTCTCCAAACAAATCCAGCTCCTGAAGTACCGGATGTTCCATTTCCGGATGTACCGGAAGTACCAGAAGTACCAGTTGATCCAGAAGAACCGGATGTTCCATTTTCTCCAGATGTCCCAGAAGAACCAGATTCTCCGGTTTCTCCAGATGTACCGGATGTTCCTGATGTCCCAGAAGAACCAGATGCTCCGGTTTCTCCAGATGTACCGGATGTTCCTGATGTTCCAGAACTTCCTGGGGAACCTGGTGCTCCCGCTGGTCCCTGAGCACCTTCTGCACCCGAAGTTCTCCATTTAATTTTTCCCTGAAGACCCCCACTAGTTGAAGGATCCCATACTAAAAATCTTGTTTGTGATGGGTCTAATTCTAGACTTTCTAAATAGACACCATTATCTGCTATTAAAGCTTGCTGGACGTGGAATCCTTGAGAATCTATATGAGCTATATTGTTACCCCCGATGACAAATTGTTGCTGATAATCGTGTGGTATCCTATTCTCAATTATCCCAGTATAAGGTTGTCCAAAAATTGGACCTCGAACCACTATGCCCGCGGTTCCCGCAGTTCCGTCATTGTGATAAATTATCCGATAGATTGGATCTCCCCCAGAGCTATATTCTAATGGATCTATCGAGAGTGTTGCTCCATCAAAAGTAAGATTGGCATCACCAGTAACTCCAGTACCCGACCCGTTATATCTGAGAACTGAATATGGATTACCTGAATCTAATACCGAGGGGGTAGTACCCGAAGTTCCTGCAGTTCCCGATCCTCCTGAAGTTCCTGATGTTGCAGATCCTGCAGTTCCACTACTTCCGCTACTTCCATCATCCCCGGGATCACCTGTTAATGTTACTTCCCAGGTGCTAAAACTCCCCGACCCCCTAACTACTAATGGGGTAAAAGTTAATTGGCCTGTTGAAGAATTATAGCTAACAACTCTACCGATGATGTAATTATCGGAATCATGGGTTACTTGTATAAAGTCATACTGTCTGAATGAAAGCCCCGAATTTGTCGTTATAGTTATATTTGAGTATGGCATTATGGTAGGGTTATTGATGTTGTACTTATTCCAAAATAAGTTGATGTTGATCCGGAACTTCCAGAAGATCCACTAGTTCCACTGCTTCCGCTGGTAGTTGGGCTAGCACTCGTTCCGCTTGTTCCGCTGATGCCTGTTCCTAGAGCACCACCAGAAGCAACTATAATAGTGATCTCAACATCATTAGAATGTGGATTGTGTATCACTATCCCTCCCTCATTATAAAGAGGACTAGATAGAAAATTGCTCGGATATATTGAAATCCCTCTTCCGGGATCAGCTCCTGGTTCTCCAGTCCAGATATGGAAACCTCCAATTGGATAGATTTTCTCTTCGTAAATAAGGTTAATATATTTACTCGAATCTGTTGTAAATGATGCTGGATATTTTACGCTAACTATAAGTGCTTTTACCTCCCCGAATGTATTAGATAAACCGGAATCATCCAAAAGAAATGCACTGCCACCCTTTAACTTTAGTGTTTGTGCAAAAAAATCGTCTATATCGAGGGAGAAATCACATAAATCAAAAGAATTTAGAACAGACGAATCTTTGGTTACTTGAAAGGTGCAACGATTAAATTGACCTCCTTCAATTAAGGTATTAGCTAAATCTGCTTTACATATAAGGGGTGCTGTTGCCATTAATTCATAACTAATATTTCTACCTCAACCTCTTTCCGGGTTGTATTCATAATTTTAATTCCACCCAAACTAAAATCTGGCGAGGTTGGTTGAGGACTTAAAACCGGACTAAATTCTGGATCTACCACAGGAGAAACATTAGTGGGATCACCATACACATTATATGGCTCTAAATCCCATCCGTGATGTTTAACATGATCTAAAGTTTTCCCTGTTAGGAATAAGACGTTTTTTAGAGGAAACGTCCTTCCTTTATATTCCCAGAAAATTAACTTCTCATCTTCTGTTAAAGATTTATCATATTTCACTTTAACTATGATTAAAGAAACCTCTCCCTGATCTTGAGCTATGTTTCCTCCGTATAAATTCCAAGACGTTTCGGGATCTATAAAGATTCTCTTTTTGAAGCTTCCCCCGGTAATTGATGCAGGGTGAAAAAATCCAGACATATCCACAGAATGCAAAACTTTAGATCCCTCTATGATTTTAAGAATGGATCCTTCAAAAACTATTTTTTTCTGTTTTTCTGGATTACAATCAATGTACTTGACATATCTTGAATCTGTTTTTAATACGTTTGGCATCTTATAATCTGGTAGGATCTTCCTTTCTGACTAATAAGTCGATCGGAATTTCCTTTTTATTCTTGTAATCTTTGATACTCCTTCTCTCTTTTCCGTAAACGTTACCTAGCCTGTATCCACCAAATTCACCGTCTTCCGTATTTTCTGGCAGATCCTCGTGTTCTTCTATTATTTCTGAATCCTCATCAGGGGTTAAATCTGGGTCGATACTGGAGAGATCTGGAGAATAAACTACATCATCATCTTCTTTGCTCTTCTCATTATCTCCCGCATCTTCTGGAAGAATGATTTCTCTTTCTTCTTTTTCAATTGTTTCTTCGATTTTCTCGGAAATGTCTTCCTGCTCATTTTCATTTATTATATCATTATTGATCTCTGCTATCGGGGTATCTCCTACAATAAATCCTTTTAAGGTAAGTGGAATTCCCTCTATCTCTGTTTTGTATTCATCTACGATTTTTAGATCCGGCAATTTGATTTCTTCTTCCTTTTCTGGCTCTATAGTCTCTATAATTTTTTCCTCAATTTTTTCCGGTTCTGGATTTTTTGGGGATTCTTCTGTTTTTTTCTTCTCGCTGACATAGGAGAATACGAAGTTAGCGGCAACAACTAGTGCAATCGCAAGTGGGTCAAATACCAGCATTAAAGCTATAATAAACCAGTTTACAACTTGATCTAAAGATTTACCAGTGATCTTAGCGATAAATTTTAAAGGTCCGATTTCGTTAGCTATATCATTATTGGAAGAGACGTTTAGAATCTCCAGATCTAAATCGTTGATTTGCTGAGTTTTTGAAGCTATCGTGTCCTGTAAAACTTTTATATCATCATCCAAAGATTTGCTCTCTTTACTCAATTGGTTCATCTGTGATCTAACAGAGGAAGTTGATTTGTTTTGAGCTATGAGATTATCAGCATTGCTCTGCTGTCTATTTCTCATATCGGAGAGTGTGTTCTGTCTGGTACTTTTAAGCTCCAACTGTTTTTCTGCCTGATCCAGCTGCCTTTGAATCATTTGCTTTCTTTTCTCAATGACAGCAGTATTTTTATCTACGTTTTCTACCTTATTTGCGGTTTCCTGATAAGCTGAGGACAAGAACCCATAGATCCCCGCCGAGGTTATTACTATTAGTACAAAACATGCTATAGTGAGGTAAACCTTAAGTGCCTTGTTTATTTCGTCCCAGAATCTGTACAACAGAGAAGCTATGACTAGTTTAGCAAATTCTAAACTAGCTGCCATCACCATCACGTTGGTAGAAGCACCTGCAAACATTTTACCGATACCAAAGATCGAATAAAATGCAGCAGAAAACGAGATGCTGATTGCAGAAATAGCTACAATATATGGGAAATACTTGTTTTCTTTCATCTAAGTTATTTCTTTAAGTATTATATATCCACAGAAAAAAGGCCCACTTGATAAAGTGAGCCCTAAAAGATTAAAAACCCGGAATTTATTCAGATTCTAAGCCCTGTTGAGCTGCTGCTAGATCCTTTTTTAGATCGTCAAACTCTTTATTATCTAGGCTAATATTGGTCAAAGATTGTTCGAATGCCTTAAAAATGCGGATAAAATCATTTGCTAGGCTTTTTCCCTTCCCTGAAAATTTATTTAGAAAATAATGTGATGCTTCGATTTCTAGAGCATTCATATAGATCACTCCACTTTTTATGCCTTCTTCTTTGATTTGGTCGAGCTTTTTTGTGATCTCTAAAATTCCTAAAGCTTCCTTTCCCCTCCATTCTAGAGAGGAAACAATATCATTATACACCTCTAGATCTTTTGAATTCATAGATACTCCATAGACCTTATTACTCAGTTCTTTTTGTTTTTTGTCAAGAGCTGATTGTAGCTCTTCGACTCTTTTTTGATCTACTTCCACTTCGGTGATTAATTCTTCTGCCATTTTTTATTTTTTATATTCATTTTTAGATCCTCTTAAACCTAATGTTTCATCAAATAGAGTGGATTTCCCTGAATTGTTTCAAGAGATCCAGAAATTTTCTTAGATGTTCTTTAAACTCGTCTCTTGTAACGATGAATCTTTGGATTGAAGAGTTTTTTTCGTTAGAAATCCAAATTTCCCCACGGTGAGGAATTACTCCATACCTCTCAGCATAAGCAAACATATATGCGGAAATTTGGCATTTATAGGAATCAATATCGTCTTCATCTTTAGGTGAGCTAGCAGACTTGAAATCTATTACCACGTGCTCGTCATTAAAGTCTTGAAAAATAAAATCTGTTGCTCCTGCCCATCCGCCTCTAAAATCTGTCCACAGAAAAAGTTCGTTATGAAGAACACATTTAATATCTGACCAAAATTTTTCATGATAAAAATTCCAAAAAAGATCTCTACCTCTCACAATCAAATCCAACTTGTCTGGTGAATTTTTTTCTTCTTCCTTAGCAATATTTTGAGCTGATAGAAGACTCTTATCCACTGATTTTGATTCTGCATACTCCAATAGGAAATGTTCAAGCATCGAGTGCATAACTGTTCCTCTGAATGATGCTTTATCCAGTATCTGCTGCCATTTCTCGTTACCGAACTTTTCTCTCAAGTGTTGGAATTTAGGCTCAGTAAGGAGCTTTAAAACTGTTGTAACGGAAGGAAGAACCAGCTTAGTCTGGTGATCCGTGATAACCTCATAAGCTCTTCCCCAGGGATAGCTTTTTCTCTGAATATTAGGATTTGTCAATTTTTAAAATAATGATATTGTCCAAGTCCAAGCTTGGGATAGCCACTGTGTTTTGCTTTCAATGATGATAGCAGTGGTCCAAAAAATAGTTCTACTTGCAATCCACCAGGTTGTTAGATCTCTGAAATAAGGATAATAAACTAAAAGATATGAATTGCTTTCTGGAATCTCCTTATATTCAGGAATGATTATCTCATGAAGATTAAGAGAAGTGAGATATTCATTTAATCCCTTCGATTGTTCTATTAAATAAGCTGGCCAAAGCTCCCGTGGTAAATCTGGGGACATTGTCACTTCGGGTGGTAAATTCATAACTGTGTAAATTCTGCCAATCCAGTCTACCCTCAAATTGTTTTTTGACCATATCGGAGAATTCATCAGCTCCTTTTTAATTACCCTACGGAGAAATAGATAATTTCTAATGTCTCTAATAACTCCAAAAATTCTGATTAATCCCTTTAAAAAATCTATCATATCAATCGATAAAATTTAATTTTATTCCAGGAAACATCTCCCTGATCTTTATTCTAGCTCTTCTAATACGTGTTGCAACTGCTCTCTTTTTCATTCCGTATTTATCAGCAATATCTTGATACTTCATCTTATGTAGTTCCCGATCCATAAGAATATCCTTATAAATCGCAGGAAGCTGTTTCATCTTTTCTAAGACTGTATCATATAGATCATCAAAGCCTCCTTCCTGATTATTTATTTCCCATTCTGGTTCAGCAAAAATATCCTCTGGGGTTATATCAGAGAGAGGAATGAATTCATCATGATCTCTACCATCTAATTCTATCGATTCATAAACTAATGGAGTAAATTTCTTCGAATTTTTTTTGATTAGCAGAGATTCGTTTCTTGCTATGTTATATGCCCATGTGGAAAAATTTCCCCTAGAAGGATCATATTGGGCAACTTTTACCCAGATCTTTTCAAAAGTTTTTGACACTGCATCTTGCGCAACCTCTTCATCAATTAGGATTGATTTACAGTGATTAAGTAAACCTGGTTTAATCCTATCATAGAGAGACTTAAAATCTTTCTCTTGGGATGTCATTAAAAATTTTTCAGCTAATTCTTGAATGCTCTTTGCCATCTGGTTCTTGGTTTAAAGGGTTATGTAAGTTAATATAAACAATTTCAATCCCAGCTTGGTTTAGCAGTTGGAGAGAATCAGTCTTTCTGTAAATCTCACAGAAAACGATTCTTTTAATCCCGGATTGAATAATTAATTTTGAGCAATCATAACACGGGGAAAGCGTTACATACATCGTGCTCCCGTGTGAACTCACCGTATTTTTTGCAAGCTTTGTTATAGCATTTGCTTCTGCGTGCAAAACATAAGGCAAGGTTTCATTTATTTCATTTTCGCAAATGTTTGGAAATCCTGTTGGAGTTCCGTTATATCCGTCTGAAATTATGGTTTTGTCTTTGACTACTAAACATCCAACCTGACTTCTTTTGCAATGAGAATTAGTTGACCATTCTTTTGCCATTCTGAGATAAACAAGATCTAACTTAAACTGCTTTTTATCTAAACAGTTATTTGAATCTTGCTCAGTAAAAAAATTATTCTCCAATATTTTCCTCTTTTAAGTTTCCTTTAAATAAATCTATTACTGGATAAACAGAATAAGCAGGAAACTTACCGAGCAGAGAAACTATCTTGTTGATTTCAGATTCTGTGAAGGAGCTTTTGCTTTCAATCAAACCAATCAATTCCTGATAGTTATCGAAGGGATTTTTTAGAAAATCCGCTAGGGATTCTCTTAAATTTTCCTCCATAATATATTTTTTTTCAGTAACCGACATAGCTTTTTATTATCCTATACAAATATAGAAAGAAAGTTTCACAAAAAAAACTGAACCTTATGAAAATTTGTGAGTGTTGTCTGTAACGATTAGTGGACCTTGAAGAACCTTTAAAATTTCTCTCATTGTCTTGAGTAATTCTCCATTGATTCTTTGGTCTTCATCTTTCCTAGATTCATCTGCAGCTTTTGTTTCAGCTTCAGCGGCAGATTTTTGTTTTTCCTCTTGAGCTTTAGTTTCTGAGGTTTTTTCAGGTTCTTCCTGTGGGGAGGGTGCAGGTGTTTGTGGAGATGGTGGGGGAGGGGTGGCAGGTTGTTGTTCAACTGGAGGAACAGGGGTTTGTTCCACCATTGGGGTTGCCTGGGACACTACATTTGCAACTTGCTCTTTTGCTTCTGTTGGAACGGATTCATTTTGTGTTAAATTTTGAACCACGGTACTTGCTTTAGCTGCTAAATCGGGGTTTTGAAGGATTTCTCCTGTCGCTTGATTTATAGCATCGGATTCACCTCCAAAGCTCTGAGCAATTGCTTGATCAAATGTTGCAATATCTGCTCCGGCAAACATGTTAGCAATCTCTCCTGCACTCATTCCTAATTGATCCCCTAACATACTAAGTAGAGGGGATTCTTCCTTAGTGAATTCTTTGGTAGTAGCAGCATCAAATGTTTTAGGACCTTCCACAGCAGCCTGATTTGTAACATTAGTAACATTCGTCTGTGTTTGTTGAACTACCGTGGATGTTGGTTCCGCTGGGGGATTTGCAGCAGGAGGGGTCTGTGTTACCGGCGGATTTGCAGTAGCGGGGGTTATTTCCTGTGTGGGTTCAGCAGGTTTGGCTATCTCTTGTTGTGTGGTGATAACAGAGGCAGGGATTTCTGCTGCTGGGGATTGAGCTGGTTCTGTAGGAGCTGGGGGAGGAGGCGGGAGTATCGGTTCAGGTTTAGGAGCAGGAGGAATTAACGATTTAGCCAGAAAATCGAAAACCTCTTTAGCGCTATTCATGACATATTCATCGCTAGGAGCAGCCCCGGATTGTCTTTGTATCCCAATCTCTTTTAGAAAATTAAGAACAGTAGAATCTAAAATGTGCTGTAAATTATTACTTGAAATTTTGTTCAGCTCTTTGTTATTGAAGTCCGGACTTTCCCCCATTTCCAGATCATCAATTCCGTTTTCTATGGTATTGAATTCAGTTTTAGTTATTGTTCTAAGTTCGTTATACGCGTTAGAATCCTTAAATGAAGGTCTATTTTGGACCCACCCGCTTAAATATTTTGGATTTTGATATGAAAGACCCTTGAAGTTTTCAACTGCTGTACTAACGATATTATCCGTGATAGAATTAATATATTGACTCGGATCCTTCCCTTCCGGAATTTCAAACATAGCAGCTCCAAAACTCCCAGGAAGAACTTCACCCCTTGCCTGCCCTATAGCAATATCAAGAGCTTCTTGTGAAGCATTACCCAATAAAGGATCTGCAGATTTTTTATCTGAGAGCTGTTTGTTAAAAACATCTACCTGTTCGGAATTAATTATTGCCAAATTCTACCTTTTCCTCTATATATTAAAGGTTTATTGCTTGGTTAAATTAAAAATGGGTACCAATCCGTCTTTCTCTTTGATAATTTTCTTGTTTCTCTCTTCTATTTCCCTGTTTATTTTTTCAAGGATGATTTGAAATTCAAAATATGGAAGTTTTTCCAGCTCTGAAAAAGAAATATTATGATCTTTTGCTAGCTTTCTTTTGATTTCAAAGTAGTTGTCCAAAGATATCTGAAACAATGAAAAGGGATCTGATTCCCCCGCGAAATCGGATAGGAGCAGTGACCTCGGCACCGCATTTATTACAAATTACAGACAAATTATTTTTTGTAGCAAATGTTATCTGTTTAGAAATATTATCAGATAAAACAAACTGGGTATATGTCCAGTTTTTGGAGTTCATTTCATAAGAGTCGTAAGATTTTTCGTCAAGATCTCTCCAGTTAGGTATTAGGAAAGGAGATACCGTGGCAAATGATGAGTCGTATTTTTTACCTGCCCTAGTTTTATCTCTTAGAATTTTCCTGATTTTTTGAGATACCCCAATAGTAGGAATGAAAAGTTGAATTGCAGGATCACCATTTTTGGGTGTTAATTGAAAATAACCATTTTCATGGTCATAATATGTTTTAAGTTTTGGATCTAATGAAAAATTAGAAAGAACTCCTGACGTCAATTCAATCTCTGAAGGAATCGGGCAATCTTCTTTAGTGCATTTATTTTGAATAGGAATAAATATTCTGTTTTCCCCTTTAACAAAAGTCAAATCACGAATTGCCATAAAAATATAAAATCTATCTTCCTGATAAATATCTTGGAAATTCAAGACCCCTCCTTTCCATCTAAAAGAAGAGCATTTAGAAATTATATGATTTATTTTATCGTCTATATCTATGGGATCATTTTCATCTATTGTTGAGAAATGACGAATTTCTGAAACCTCCGCTGATCTAATAGAAAGCTCTGTTTCTTCCGGATATCCAAAACCCTGAGAGGGTAAATTTTCTAGAGGTAATTTTTTCCAGGGGGATTCCATGGCCAGTTCAGAAAGACTCTCTTCGACAAAGGACGCCTTTCCTAGTGATTTTGGAATTTCCTGTTGGGGAGGGGTTAATTCCTCATAGTTTAATCCGCTTTCTTTCTCTCTTTCAGAGAGCTTTGAAAGCATTTCGTTTTCAAAAGTATTTTCCATAAAAACAATTCTATTTTATCTATCCTTACTTGTAGTAGGAGGTTTAAAATAAAATTCGGGGTGAGAGTCTAAGATTTTTTGGCTTTATTTAAATGTCTCGTAAGTAAGATATATGATAACCAAAAACATCCTGAAATTGAATAAAAAACGATATCTGCAACCCAATATGAACCAGTTAAATCCATGATTAACTTGAATAAAGCGTCGTAACCAAATGGGAGAAAGAACATCGCTAACATTAGAGACGTATCTCTGAAAAGGATCATCCTTTTCTCCTTCTTCTTGTATTTCTCTAGATTCTTTATCACCTTCGTCCATGCTTGGATAATGTTCTCCTTCTTTACAAAAAATCAATAAAAAAGGCTTATTGGTAGATAAGCCTTTTATATATTCGAACGTAAAGTTTTTAATTGAATGTGTCTTCGAAGTAGTCAGCTCTGAATGATATGTTTATATCATAAAGTCTATTTCCACCTCCCTCATATTGTAGAGGAATAGCTGTAATCGCTTCTATCGGGAAGCAATTTAAAAATTTAACTCTTCTAAAAACATCTCCTTGTTTATTGAACATACTTACTAAAACGTATGTGTTAGCTGCATAAGTACTTTTAATTCCCATAGCACCTGTTAGAGGATTATAAACTAAATCTGACCATTCTCTCAATGTCTTGTGAACATAGTTAGAATTATTGTCATCTAGATTTGTGTGGAATTGTAATCTAATTCTAGCACCAGTATCCTCTACTGCTCCACCTGCATATCTTCTTCTTGCAAATTTGTAGTTTTGTTCTACAGGTCTTGGTGTTTTATCTACCTCCAATCCTGTGATAGAGATGATATTTTCAACCAAAAGTGATCTACCTGCATTTCCCACAGGGTTTGAAACTGCTGCAGGGGGTTGGATTATAACCTCAAACTGGTTTAAATAAACCGGTTCATATAGGCTTACTGCTGCTTTTGAACTCGTAAAATGTGGTAGTCCTGCCATTTTTTATTTAATTATTATAAAAATACGTCATCAAAGTAATCTACTGCCCACTGAGCTCTCAAACTAAATATCTGAGTGTTAGTGTAGTTAAGATCCATAGGTGTTAAACTTGCCATAAGAAAGCAGTCTTTACATGTGATTCTTCTAAAAACGTCACCTGCCTTATTAAATGCACTAATTACTATGGTACCAGTATAATCTCTTTTCAAACCCTGAGCTCCCGTAAGTGGATTGTAAATTAAATCCGCCCACTGTCTCATTGTTTTAAAAACGTACATTGAATTATTTTCGTCTAGGTTTACCTCAAAGTTGATCGTTAGATCAAATCCAGTTTGGCTAGGTTTTGCCCCGGAGTAATATCTCTTAGCATTTTTATATTGCTGAGCTATTTCTCCTGGATTCTGATCAACACCCAATCCTTCTACACTTTTTACGTGCTCTAAAAGAATGTTGCCATTATTAGGATTTCCCTGAGGGGGAACTACGGAAGCAGGTGGAGTAATAACAACTTCAAACTGATTCGTATAGATCGGTTCAAATTTGTTTACTGCTGCTTTCGAAGACGTATAATGTGGTAATCCTGCCATTTTTTATTTTATATATTTCCTCTTTTCTGTATTCATCAAATTAACTGAATTGGATGAAACCTCCAGAAGCAATACCACCAGTTCTTGTAACAGTTACTCTGTTGATAAACTTATGAATACCTCTAGCAGGTTCGAGAATGATATCGATAATTCCTAAGTTTTGATCTATGATAGCAGGAGTATTATTAGAAGAATCCATAATAGTTAAGTAGTTATAGATACCTCCAACGTTTTTAACGCCGCTTAAGTAATTGTCTACGATAGTTTTAATTTCAAGTCTGATTGAATCTTCGTTAAAATCAAATACGTAATTCGAAAGAATATCCTCAACACTTTCTTCAAGAGTAATTAGAAGATCTCTAACGTGCAAGTTATTAAATGCTGAGTTAGTTCTTTGATATCCTGTTTGGTTACCAAATATTACCAATCCAATATTTCTCTTTCTGATGATTGGGTTGAATCCAAAGGGTTCTAAGAAATCTCTATCATCCTGAGAGAAATCATATTCAAGTCCAACTAAGTTAGATCCTGAAAGTACCCCTCTTTTTTGACCAGCTACGATAGAATAAGGTTCTCCAGTAACAAATTTTCTAATGAAATTATTACTTACGTGTGCAGCTGGAGGAATATTAAAGTTTTTACCATTTTCTCTTATAGTTAAGAAAGGTCCAAACACACCGCAGAATTTAGCTCCACTATCTTCATCAGGTAAAGTGAATCTGAATGAAGGATTTAGTTCTAAGTTTCCGCCCTCTGCAATATACTTTGCTCTTAGTAAAGGAGCTGGTTCTGTTGCTGAAGGTGCGTCAGTAAATCTTGGATCTATTGAATCCTTAAATTTCTCCATTGAAGGAGCATTAATAATTGCAAGACATTTCTGTCTATCTTTAGCTAATTTAGCTAGTTGATGTTTGGAGTTAGTTTGAATTTGTCCATCAAACGTATCAACAACATATCTGAAAGTGATAATATTTCTATCAGCAAGTGTTTTAGAAATATTGGTTGTGGTTAAAACGTCCAAGATTTCGTCTAATCTGTCATCAGATCCGTTAGGCTTGTGAGAGGTTTTAAGCTGGAAGCCGGGAAGATATGAAATCTTGTAGGTTTCCACGAATTGATGTATCGGTCTAAACTTATTCACTCTTGCGTTAGCTCCGGAGTAAAGAAGAATAGGTCTATCCGTTTTCACGTAAATTGTGTAGTTTCCAGGTGATCCAGGAACTGCTACTTTCTTAGATTCTATAATTCTTGTTAATCTGTTAAGTTTATTACCAACTGCGTTTTCAAATTGATCAACGTCCTGTGATACTAGGAGATCACCTACTTTAAGAGATGTTGCAGCTACTTCAGTAACTGATACTTCCACCTGGTTTGTTGAAATAACCGAGATTACATTAACAAATTGATTTAGGTTTCCTGCAATTGATACGATGTTTACTTCATCAGAGTCTACAGTATCTGATGATCCTGTTGAGGAAGTTTTATAACTTACACCCAATGAAACCGCTGCTTCTTCTGTTGTGAAATCAGCATCAACGTAGGATTTCATTTCAACTGTTTCAAATCCGTCTCTGTCTACAGAGTTTTCAAATTTAAGATATTGAACTGATGATCCGTCATATGCTTTGTAAATTACGTCTCCGTCGCTAATTAATCCATTTTTATGATCTAAGAAAAGTTTAGATTCAGCATAACCGAAGTATGTGTAGTTTCCTAATGTCTGTGGATTAATAGGAGTTGGACTTCCAAGAGGTCCAGGACTTGTTTCAATTGGATCAAATCTATCAAAGTAATCTGCTTTACAGAATTGATAGTGGCTTCCTCCTATGTTTGTTCTATAATAAGGAGAAACTAAAGGAGAAGCAGCTTTAAATAAAGGATGTGACCATTTAATTCTAAGTTGTACGTTTCCAGGAGAAACTGTTACCTCTTTTACTTCCTCAACCTTTAATTTAACTATGTCATTGGCAGAGAAAGCTTTTTTAGCTTCAACATTCCCTGAAATATTTCCAGTAACTTTACCAATAATGAATTTAGATGCTGGAGATGTTGCAGTAACTGCCAAGAAATTTTTTAGTGCGTTTTTTCTGCTAGTTGCATCTGCACCTAAGAAATTTGTTTGCAAATATGGTAATCCAGAATCAAGATTTGTAGAGCTATATGCTGCAAAATCTTCTTCAAATACTCCATCAACACTAGGTGAGCCGAAGGCATCAACAAATGTTGTTCCGATTTCAATAAGATCTGAATAAGGGCTATCAAGATCTGTTATGGTGTTAGAATTTTGAGTGTATGTAAAATCTGCAGTTAGCGGAGAACTATAACTTAAGAAATCTATTTCGTTGATTTCAGGATTAGCTGGATTTAAAGCACCCGTTAGGTGATGGCCAACTAAATCTATATAAGAGTAATCTCCTGATGATAAATCATCTAAAGCCTCTTCATTTACTGCACAAAGTACTCCTGTTTGTCCTACTTGATTGTTAATTAATGTCTTAATGTATTGTGTGATTCCGTTTTGATCAACAAAATCTGGAATCAAGCATCCAGTTACAGTTAGAACCACGTTTACTTCTTTCAGAGCCAAGAAATTGTCAATCTGAGCTTTTACGAATCCCTTTGATGTGAAATATGAGGAGTAAATAGGATCTAAAGAAAGTTCTTGATATTTAGTCCAATTTCCGCTTACTACGATAACATCTACAAAGTAATCTGAAATGTAATCATAAGGATTCATGAAGTTTGGAACATTGCTAGCTCCAAAATATTCTTGAGCTGTGATATCAAATCCTTTAATAGGAAGTCTAGCATCCAAAGATTTCTTTACAATAACACTTACTGGGTTTTGGCTTAAGTTAACCAGACTGAACAATTTAGATTGCTCAGTTACATCTATTGTGGCAAGAAGCATGTTTGGATCTGGGAACCAAAACTTTTCTTTGTTATAATAAGAAGAAACCAATTTATCCTGCTTAGGAAGATTTGCATTTACCTTCGTGTACTCATCAGTTGAGTTAGTTCCGTTAGATTCTGCAGTGTCAACAGAAAAAGTTCTATATCTAGCTACATCAGCTCCGTTAGCAACATCTGGATCGTCACTTGTTGTGACTGAATTGTTCAACTTTAAAAGATTAAGGGCAAAAACAGGTCCGCTGTTTAAGCATGTGAATATTGATCGATGGAAGAACGATCCCTTTTTTTCTAAAGCTCTATCGATATCACCGAAAACTTTAATAGCTGTCTGAACGTCTGGCACATAAACTGGAGTGTTGAATGGGCCCTTGTTTGAAAATCCAACCACTAATCTTACTGTCTGTGGATTTACTACAATATTTTCAGAAGCATCAAATTCTAAGGTATAGACACCAGAACTTTTAAAAACGGATAGATCCAGAGTTAACTTCTTTGCCATTTTGTATTTTTTACTTGTATATATCTTTTCGAGGTGAGAACTTCGGGAGTCCTGCTCTTAATCTATATATCAAAAAAATACCTAAAAGAAGTCCTTGAAAACATTGTATGTTTCCATTTCTCTACTAGCAGCGTCACCTTGAATTCCAGTTTCTCCGGTTTCTGCTAGTTTTTTATTTATCGCAATTTTGTATTTTTCCGAAATTGAATCGAAAACATCCATTACTAAATACATAAAATCTTGATATTCAAATACAGAATTGGCATTTACCAATGTCATGGCTATATCATCATTTCCAATTTGACTCTGATAAATTCCCTTGCTAGTTTCCCCAAAATTGCTTAATTCTAGAATTGTAGTGATCTCTGTGGGGATAATTTTTGAGTTTCTTGTATTAATTTTTAAGTCCTCACAGTATTTTTCTTTGGTTTTAGGTGTTACTTTAACTCCGGTTTTAAGTTGCTTGGAGCTTTCTGTATGCTTGGTATAGACAAACATTTCAGAAAAAAGCTTCTCTCCCGTAAGCAATTTTTCAATTAAATATTCTCCCCTGTAGTCAACTTCAACAACCAATTTTATTTGTTCCGGATTAAAAACATCAGCGCATAATATTTCTAAAAAAACCTTAAGTTCCTCTATTTGAATAGTATTTGATCTGAATATCCCGACCTGTAGCAACGAAAAAAAGTCAGATTCGTCTTCAAAAAATTTCTTTTCCTCTATTAAGACAAGAGGTTTAGGAGAAACCTTAAGAATATTAACAACACTGTAATCCCCACCACCTCCCGCTGCGGTGTCTACAGAAATTACAAATCTCTTATTTTCTCCCTCTTCCCAAAGATTTGTTGGGTCAAAATTTGGATGCCAAGTTAAATTTTGATAATCTATAATTGAATTTTGAAACGGCAACAGCTCCTTGTGCACAAATTTAACCTCTGTTTTTTTGAGCTTTTTCAATGTGTATGAATCTAAAAGCAACTTAGAAGAGCTTAGAAATTGATTTCCATACTCCTGGTTAAAATCTTCTTCCGATCCGAGGTTAGCAATTTCTTTCTTTCTCCACTCTTCGTCCCTTCCAGGAACCTGCCACCAATCAACTCTTATAGGATTGAATTCATTCTCCCCGTCAATAGCAGACTTATAGATTTCATAAAATTTGTTCATTCCGTTAGGGGTGGAAGTGATAATAATTCTGGAAATCTTTGAAGAAGATATGGTAGGATATACAGATTTAAAGAACTGACCTATGAAATTAGGATTGATATGGGCAAACTCGTCCATATATAAAAAGTGAACCGTAAAACCGATAGATGATTGCTTGGTTGTTGTTTTTGCCATAATCCTACAACCATTATCAAATTTCATGGTCATAACGTTATAAACTAAAATTCCAGGCTTTAAAAAGAACGGGAGACCCTTCATAATGATCTTAATCTTATCCATCAATTCTGTTGCAGTGTCTCCAATGTTTGCCAAAATCATGGCGTTTTTGTCATAATTAAAAAGCAAATACCACAGCAAGAATATAGATGACGTAACAGTTTTACCGCTTTGTCTGGGGCTTAGGAAGATATTAAATCTGTGTTTTTGATATTGACTAAGAATTTGTTCTTGATAATCACGAAGTGTTATCTTTCGAATACCCTCGTCCGTCATCGCGTTACAATAAGTGTTAGCAAAATAAATAACATCAGAAGCACACCTCTTCATTTCTGCTACCTCCCATTCAGTATATTCATAAAGAACCCCTCCTCTTCTGAGCTCCGGGTCATTTTCATGGAATGGATTATCAACGTCTTTAAAATCTATGCCCTTTTCGTCTGCGTTTTTGATAATTTCTTCAACTCTTGCAGACGTCCAATAATTACTTTGTATTTTTTCTTCAGCTGCCATAATTAAAATAGATCTTCATCTAATTCTATTTTAGTTTCATCTTCGATCTGTTTCTTTAATTCGTTTTCTGGGGTAATTAAATCCTTCATCTTCGGGTCTATCAAATTGCTTTCAACTTCTTCCACAACCTGAGCTTTTTTAACTATTACCTCGGTTTTAATCACGCTTTGAAGTCCTTCCATAAATCCTTTATTACCCCTAACCTTTACTGTTCCTCCTTCACCCCCCAATCCAGGAATGATTACTTCATTCCCATCACCATCAAACATGACAGGTTGTTTGGTGTTATCCTGAAGCTTAGCTTCATTGTTCAAATTCTTATATGTTTTTTCCATGTCTGCCAGATAAGCCTGAAATTTTGCAGGCATTTGCATCAATTGGTTTTGCATTTGAGCTAACACCTCAAAGTTTCTTGCTTGATATTGACCCCCTGCGTCTATCTCGTCTAACATTTTAGTCACTGCATGTTGAGCGGTTCTGATCTGAAAAGCCATAGTGGAAATACTCAGTGCATCAACTTTTGCTCTGAATGAAATATAATCTTTCTCATCGATTATATCGCTATCCATATAAAATTTAATTAACGAGTTTAGAATACTTTTTGCTTCAGTTTCAACCTCAGTTTTCAAAGAGTCAAAATTCATAACTCTTGATGGCTTCATTGGTGGAATATCAGGAGCAGTTAAACCATCAAGGGTTTCGTTGTTAAAGATTAGATCCTCTAATTCCTGCTTTTTCTTGAGAGCTTGTTCCTTGGTAATAGGTGATCCTTCCTTGTTTTTAGGCGGTCTTCTTGGCATAGTTATCTGTTTTTAGCAATTTTAGGTAGCTTCAATACCGGTTTAGCATTATCTATAATAACTGCTAACTGAGAATCCCCTACAACATTCTGATTCAAGATTGCAGATTGCTTTTCTTTTTCGATCATGTTTTGGAAAATTCTCAAATTGGTTAATAAAAGCGGACTCCCTAATACTTTGTATGCATTATTATCAGTTTTCCAAGTTTCTTTCTGGTTATCTAATTCAATATCTGAAGGTATATTATAAGTGTATTTTTCAGTGATTACACCCTCTTTATTATGAATTAATCCAAGATCAGAAGTTTGAGCTTCTGGATTTTCTGGGTCATAAAGCATTTTCCAAACGTTTATGGAGTATTGTTTAAATATATTCGAAAAGTTAAATACAAATCCATACCAATCTTCGAGCGATGGTATTAATTGTCCTAATGAAGATGTTGTTCCAGCACCAAAAGGTGAAAGTATCTCTAAATCATTAATCAGAATTCTAAAAGAACCTGTTTGTATGTAACTAGTGCTTGTTTCTGTTTCATTGGATCCAGACCAGATCATTTGTATCCAAATTCCTTGATTGTTCTTCCTTCCATGAATCAATGTTCTGGCTTGTGCTTTTTGCATTTTCCATGTGGAAATTGACGAAGTTATAGCAGCTCCATTATCTTTTACTGTAAATCTGTATACATCTGGAATACCTACTATTTTGAACCCTCCGCTTCTAGATCCATCCGCAATCACAGAAACATATCCTTCTGGATTACTCCCCATACTCAATTTGTGTGCTATAGGATATGTTGAATATGTGATTAATCCATCTTCCTGTGTGTATGAAGTTATAGATATTTTGGAAGCGGGTTTATTAACAAGTTTTGTTTTATCTATATAGTTTTTCATTTTAAACCAGCAGGTGAATGATATTTCTTCATTCTCTTCCAAAACAGGTAATGATTTATATCTAATAGCTTGTCTTTGCTCATCAGTTTTAGCTGTAGATGTTGGATCTTCGTATAAAAATCTTTCTAGATCGTAATAACTATTGAATACTATTGTCCAGTTATTATTTAGATCATATTCTATAATTGGAAGATACTGATCTATGTATGCTCTAGTTGGGTCTTCGTTTCTTCTTTGTGACGAAACAAAATATTGTTGGGGTTTTACTGTTTTTTCTATTTCCTCCTGAGTTTCCTCCCCAAAAAGATCCTGTGTGTTTACGGTGTAATCTAGGAGCTCTTTTTCTGCTTCCTTGTTAATAAATTGGGTATTTTTCTTTACCTCATATTTCATCAATTGGCATTTGAAGAAAACTGGATATAAATTAAAATCCCTGTGCAAATAAGTTGACTCAATTTGATAGATTCTGTTTGTTAATGGGAAAAATATAATATCCCTTTTTCTTGGCTGTGCACCCTTTCCAAAAATCCCCTCAAAATATTTTCTGTCAATATGAACTTCTAAAGGCTGTACAAATTGAATTCCAAAAGTGTCATAAATTGGTTTATTGTCCGGAAAATTGTTACCCGGAACCATTACTTTAACACACTTTTCATCAACAACATCGAAGAGACTGTATTCTCGGAGAACTACATCCTTTCCCCTTCCGTTTGGTTGTACTGAGTAATAATTTACCTCGTGCCCAAAAAGAACATTTACTGTTTTACTTAAATCCTGATAAACATTTATTCCACGATTTACATCATAAGGCTTAAATACTTTATCTGGATCGCAATCATCATTAAAAATGATAGATCTTGTGTACATTTCCTTGGAACAGAGAACTGCAGGTTTTACTATTAGATCTCTATAATCAGGTACAAAATACTCTAAATCCAGATCAAAATTTTCTATTTCAATTACAGGATTTAATTGGGATCCTTCCGAAAGGTGTGGGCTTGCATCTTCGTCAGAAAATGCGGTAAACTTGAATTCTAAATATAATTTATTATCTGGGTTTAAATCCAAAGCATTGGTATTTTCTTCGGTTAATTCTATCCATAGAGACCAATTGCTATTATTTAAGCTCCATCTAAATTCTTTTTTAAGATACCTAGAAGCGCCCGATTCCCCGGTGGCCTCTATAATCCATCCCTTAAACTTTTTAACGTCGCTAAATGCTTCGCTGTAGTTAATAATTCTGTAGTTTCCAATGCTGGAAAAAATAATCGGGTCTGTCATTTCTCATATATATCGGTGAATAAAATCTAGGTATGGGATTAAAAGATCTTAAAGAAATGATTAATAAATTCAGTTTTGCTCAGATGACCTCTAATTCGAACGGGAAAACTTCTGCTAGCGGGACTATGGGTGTGCTAATATGTACCATCGGTAGCATATCTTTCCTTTATGGTTCATTAATAAAGGACACTGACATTTTACTTCAGTCTGTTGTTTTTACTGGAATTGGTGCAGGACTTCTTGGATATAGAAAGTCTCAGGATCCATCCAAAGGAACAGAGATCACAGATATTGTACAGGATCAGCCTCTAAATTCCTAATTATTTAATTGTGGTTTGGGAAAGAGTTGTAAACCCTTTTAGAATGGCTGAATTATCAGGTGGGACTACTCCTAATTCGGTTTTTAATTTGATCCCTCCCTGCATTAGATTTCCTCTAAACCTTTCTGTCGAGAGATCTAGTTGTGGTAAATATGTCTCAGCATTAACGTTGATCGATAAGGTAATTCCTTCTCCTCCAGTACTTCCATAGCTAAAATTAAAAACGTTTGGAGCTTTATCTGGCAATTGATCAGCCAATGATGCTTGAACTGGAACTCTAAATCCGTTATATTCAAAATAATAAATAAAGTTTTTGAATAGAACCTCTATAGTTCTAGCCTGAATTTTTAGAGCATCCGTCGTAGTATCAACCTTAATTTTAAGTGAAAATGTTGCATCAATTGGTATTGGTGACAGATAAGCAGAATAAGCTTTTATCTCAGATCCTCCAGATTCCTGAACGATTTCTTTCTCATATGTACCCCTCACATACTTATTTGTTGATGATGATGTTGTGATCCTAGAACTTTGATATTCTAAAATTCCCCTTGGAATAACATCATAGTTACCCTCTGCAAATAGAGGATTTCCGTCACAGTCACCATAATTCAAATAAAAATCTTGTAAAAATGATTCATCTCCTGCTAAAGAATAAAAGAAGGGGATATAGATCTCTTGGATTTTTCCGGAACTAGTTGTCTGATAAAACGTAATTTTTTCATTTAGGGATTTTAGCATCCCAATAATTAATCCTCTGAAAAAAACGTCATCGCTATTAAATTTATCTAAAAAATTCATGCTAATTCTATATTTCTACTGGTCTCCACAGGAACAGTTTTAAGTGGTATATCTATGTATTTGAACTTTATATACTGGTTTTTCTGGTTTCTATACTTGGGATGTTCAAAAGACTCTGTTTTGTATACTTCATCCGTTATTTGATAAACGTCTAAAGTAAATTCGTCTCTTAAATATTTTTTACCTCTCTCAGCAGAAACTGGATTTTCGAATTTATAGACATGAAACTCTATAATCGGTAGTGGAGATAGGTATTTCTTGACACTTTTAGAAACGAAGAAATACGTGAACCTCTCAAGGTCATTTCTTGATGTGATAGCCATGTTCCTATATATTTGAAAGGACTATACCTTCTCTATTAAAAGATCAGAGAAGTTGTTTCTTTTCTGAATTTCTATCTTGTAATCGAAAATTTCGGTAGGCATTGGAGCGTGATTGATCACAAAAACATTAAGTCCGTGGTCATCACAAACTTTTCTGAGGGTGTTTAGAATCGTGTAAACCCCGTCCGGATCTACAGAACTAAAAATTTCATCCAAAAATAGAAGATTTATGCTACTGAATCTTATTTTCATCAGCTTTATAACGGAAAGAAGTACAGCAAAATCAACTTTCTTCATTTCTCCGGTGCTTAAAGTTGAAATTGATATATCCTCACCCATATGGATGATAGAAGCATTAAAATCCTCGTCAAAGGTAACTGTATATGAAAGATGCAGGGATTGCATTAATTCCGCTATATGGTTATTTAAAGAAGGAAGAATGGTTTTAAGCGCTAGTTGCTTGATTCCTTTTTCCCCTAGGATTTCCTCTATCTTCTTAAGCCACTCACTTTTTTTATCCTCCTTAGATTTTTCTTCGGTAAATCCCTGGATATTGTTTCTTGTCTCCTCTGCTATTTTTTTAAGAGAATCTATTCCATCCGAGGAAGCACCGGATTTTAGTTTTTTTAGTTCTTCTTTTGCAGAGTTTATGTTGACTATAATCTTGTTACCTTTGGTGTTTATTTCCTCTCTTTCCTTTCTTAGATTTGCTTCTTTGGAAGAGCAATCATCATAATTTTTTTGAGCATCTAGAATTTCTTTTTTAAAATCATCGATCTGTTTAAGTAGTCCATCTTTTATTCCCTGATGAAAAATACTAGAAAGATCTGAAGCGCATGTCGGGCATTTATCGTTATTATAAAGTCTCATCTTTTCTTCCACTCCTCTTAACGATCCCTTAGACTCTGTTAATATCTTGTATGCTTTTCTGGTTTCCCCCTGGAGATCTGATTCTAATCTCGAAAATTCAGAGGTTTTTGTTTTGTGTATTTCTAATAGCTGGTTGTATTTGGAAATTTTATCCTCCAAATCACTTATCTTATCCTTAGAAACCTCTAGAATCTTTTTAGAAAGAACATCCATTTCTTCCTGTGTTCTGCTAAGTGTTTTAGAAAGAGAATCAACTTCCCCCGAAATCCTGATCAAATTTTCTCGAATGGATTTAGTTTCTTCCTTCAGAAGATCCCTCATTTCGTTGATCACATAAAATCCGAATATTTTATCAATGATGGATTTTTTATCCGACGGAGACATTTTAAGGAAGCTCTTAAAATCATTAATTGATAAAGAAATTGTATTGTTAAAAACGTAGTTAGGAATTTGGATTATATCATCGGTTAAATAGTCCTGTACTGACCTAGAACCAGCCTTATCATATAATGATCCATTAACATATAGGTTAAAAATTGAGGGATCTAAACCTCTCTCAACTGAATATTCCTCCCCATTTACTAAGAAAGTTATTTTCACCCAAGCATTTCCGTTAATTCTATTAGGAATATCCTTTAGTTTTTTCCCGTCGAGTTTACCATAAAGACCGAAAGTTATAACGTCGGATATTGTGGATTTACCTGCTCCGTTTTCTCCTACTACTAAATATAATCCAGGGTTATCCCCGAAAGTTAGAGATTGTATTTTATTTCCATAGGAAGCAAAATTTCTCCATTCTATTTTTGATAATCTCATTCTTTTTCCTCTTTGTGAGCTATTCTATTATAGAGAACTTTTATTGTTTTTTTCATTCTCTCCTTAACTTCGTCTGGTTCATCCAAAGCACCGATATATTGATCAGCAAAATCTATAATGGAAAAATTCTTACCATCTAGGTTGAACAATGTTTCCTCTACATTTTGTTCTGCCTGATTTTCTGTTATTGGTGTGAAGTTTGTTTTTAACTGTGTTGACACCATTTCAGTTAAAATCCCAAGAGAAGCCTTTACTGCTAGTTTTGGGTCTATTAAAATATCAACGAAATTGTTTCTAAAAATCTCACTAAGTTCTGAAGGAGTTTTTTCCAGAACCCGATCAAACCCCATTCGGATAAATTTAGGAGAAAAATCGTTTTCGAATAGCTTTTCTTCCTCTGTTGACAGATCAAGTAAAAGTATTGCCTTTTTGTTATCCATATCGGATCTAGTTAGTTGATAGGGTGATCCTAGCATTCTAACCTTACCAAAATTTTGAGAGTAATGGATGTGCCCAGAATAAACTCGATTGAAATTTTCCAGCTTATTATAGCCAATTCCTTCCTCTATTTTTGTGTATTTATTAAAGCTAAGTCCTTTAATATCGCTGTGGCAGAAAAGATAATCGTGTTCTTCCGCTTCAGAAAGTAGCTCAACCGCGGATTCTTCGCTAGTTCTCCACGGCATCATGAGAACTTTTCTAGTCCCCAATTTAATACTTTCAGGCTCCTCGTATATTTTCACATTAGGAATCCATTTTAGAGAACTAAGAGAATTAATGTCATTAGATTCTTTGGAGTAGCAGTCATGATTTCCTAAAATTACATATACTCCATCGGGAAAAATCTTAGAGAGTTCACTAAAGATCTCAACACACAAGTTTAATACCTTGAGATTAATACTTTGTCTGGAGTCGTAAACATCACCCAAGTGAACTAAAGCATCACCAGGCTTATATTCTTTTTTAACCAAAGGTATAAACCATTCAAAAAAATATTTTCTCATGATTTGGATCCACTCTTCCGAGCTATTTCTGACACCCAGATGGGTATCTGTTATCATCCAAACCCTTTTAATCTTTGATGAATCCATTTAGAATATTTTCTTGATCTTCTTTTTGGAAACAATTCCAAATTTTTGATCCATTTCGTTAACAATAATTTCTTTGTATTTCATGTGTATTAGCTCGTAAGCTTTCTGATATCCCACGTTCATGAAATCACATATAGTAACAAATTTTTCTACCATACTAAATTCGGTACCTTCCATTTCTTCTAATAGATCTTGAAATAAAAATGGGATCAAGTCCTTAGGTATTTTTTTATTCGGTCCCAAAGCACACCATCTAGATCTGTGAAAAATTTCATAAACTAAAGTGTTTAATGCTGATAGATGCCTGTAATTTTCATCGTCATTATCCTTGCTAGTTTTAAATGAATGATAATCTCTACTTCCATCATCTATATGTAGGTATTCTTCAAACGTTGAATCCTGAGCGGGTAATTCTATTTCTTTCTTCTCTTCCTCTTCAATTAGTTTTTTCTGTTTCATTAAGACTCATTCATTATTTGGGAGTTGGGATCTTCGGAGATCCTCATAAAGCTATAATCAACGAGGAATTTTTTATAAGAATTTTTATATCCTTCATCTCTATTAGCTAGTACCTTTAATTTATATTCATTATTGGAGTACATCAGTGGATCTTGAATAATACCAAACATACCATCGACTGTTGCAACAAGTCCAGATGATTCTGAAGCCGAATTCATGGAAAGATCTGTAGCATCGAATTCAGATTGCTTGGTTTGTGTTGCTGTAATAACGGACCAATTATTTCTCTGTGCCATCGCTCTTAGATCCTCCGCTATTTGCTTAATCTTCATGTAGGTGTTCTCTGTGTTTGGATTTCTCCAGTTCTTCATGATATTAATGTAGTCTATGACTACTATCTTAAACTTAATACCTTTGACTTCTTCAACCTTTCTGAGCCATTTTTCAACATCTAGAACTGATGCCTGGCTAGTACCAAATTCCTTTACGTAAAGCTGGCCTGGAACTGACAGGTTATCAAAAGTTAGATTTCTAATTTTCTTCTTGATCAGTTCCCCGTCCTCTGTCGCATTATTATATTCTGACATTTTGATGCCAAGAAGATTAGCTCCTACCCTTTTCATATACTTGCGATCGTTAAGTTCCAATGTTATAATCGCAACATTATTTGAAGCCCTGATTGCTTGTGCTGCTATATTTCCTAGCCATAGAGTTTTTCCTACCTTAGGTTGACCTAGAAAAACATAAAGGTTTTTGGCAGAAAATCCACCGCCAAGACAAATATCAATAAAATCATACCCGGAAGAGAATGTATTAGATTTGGGTTGTTTGTGATTTTCGGGATCAGTGAAATCCAATCCAAGATCAAAAGAAAAGTCAAGGCTGTTTCTTTCGTTAATAATGGTTTTAAAAGTGTTAACTACATCCTTGATATTTTCGGGGGAAACCTCAGTTGATTTAATGTATGAAATAGAATCCATCGCACTTTGCTCTAGATTCTTCCATTCTATCCAGGCTTCTGTGTTTTCTTTTAGCCATTCGGAATCATAGTCATTAAGCTTAATGTCGAAGATAACATCAATCTGTGATTCTGGAAGTTTGTCGTTCAGCTTTAACATCTTAACAATTTCCTTAACCTGCTGGGTAGAAGGAAGTTGTGAATATTTTTTCCAAAATGACTTGACTATTTTAAAACATTCCTGATATCTGACATCCTTAAAGAAAGAAGGTTTAGCAGCTTCCACGTAAATTGGATCAGAAATTATGCTACAAAACCATACGTTCTCTAAATGTGAATTAACCATAATTATTAATAGTGAGGGTTATCTTTAATCTTATAAACGGTCTTATTTCCTTTAGACTTCTGTCGCTCAAAAATTCCCTTTTCGATCAAAGATTTTATTATTTCTCCGTGTTTTTTAGATTCCCAATCATTGGGTAAAAAAGAATTGAAGGTCTGTTCTGAAAATTCTCCCTGTGGTCGACCATCTCTAACTAGATAAGAATTTAATTCAAAAATCACATCTTCCTCACGTGGATAATCTGGAAGTTCTTTCCAGATACCCATGTGATATTTCATCTTTAATTTATTCTTGTCCATCTTCTTCGTCTGATTCTTCACCGTTAACTATAGCATCCAGTTCATTCATGTCGAATAAATCAGGCAACAAGAAATGAGGTTTAATTGCTTTTTCGTCTATTTTTCTTAAAACCTCTTCTGTAAAGACTTCAGGCGTGAATAATTGTGAAGAGAATATAGATTTACCCAAATGAGCAATTGCCCATTTTGTGGAAGATGCACTAGCGGTGAATTCTAATTCGCCTGTTTTTTTATCTACCTCCAATTTTCCTCTTTCGATTCCACAAATGTCCCAAGAAACAAACTCTTCCAAACCAACATACGGATTCATACCATTGATAAAAGAAATGTGGAATTTTGTTGGATATGGTCTTGTAAATCTTGTTTTCTTGGGAGTCGATGTAACGATGATACCGGTTTTCTTATCGTTGCTATCCTTAAGCTGTGCTTTCGATAGCATGATAACATTACTCATAGAGAAAATCGGTCCGTCACCTCCGGAAGCTTCTTTGGTCGTCATAAAACTTCCAATACCAGCAGTTGTTGTGTGGTTGGTACAAATTAAAGGAATTCTAACTCCGGTTAGATCTAATGTGATCTCTCTGAATAGCCCTCTCATTTCTTTGGATCTGATACCCATATCCATTGCAGTTTTACCTTTTAAAGCATCTGCTGATTCTTTCATTGTTGTAAGCATCCCCAGAGAATCCAAAACCAATAAAATTTTAGGATCTGCTCCATCTTTTCTAAGTTTTTTAATCTGATCTACCAGATTGGCAACAAATACTTTAAAATCTGAAATTGATTTAATTGGCTGATATCTTACAGTGTTGGTGTCAATTCCAAATTTCTTTGCCATTGATCTATCGATGGCTCCCTCTGTATCACAATAGATTACATTATATCCTTGCTTTTGTGATTCTCTTACTATATTCATACAAAGAAAGCTTTTTCCAGTTTGTGGATCGCCTGCTATTCCCATCGATCTGTTATTAGCTACTCCGCCAAAAAGACTTCCGGAAAGCTGTGCATTTAAAACGTAATTTCCCGTTCCTATCCACTCAGTAACTTCGGAAAATTCATTTTCTTCTAAAATTGAACCAGCTTCAAACCCTTCTATTTTTGAAAGTTGTTTATCGAGTTCTAGGAATGAAAATTCTTTCTTGGATGTTGATTTTTCTTTAGCCATATTTTCTAATTAATTTAATATTATAGACCTGAAACCATATTAGATTTCCACCTTATGGACTGCAAATTTTATGATATCGGAATCTGTTCTGTTCTCATTTTCGAATCTCCCGTCCATTTCACTAAGAATAAAAAGATTTTTCCCGATTTCCCTAGCTATTTCCCTAAGAGAATCCTTATCCCTTGTTAAGTCTAAATCCCCGTGCCAAATCTTCCCCTCTCCTAAAACAAACACGTTCGCATTAAAATAAACCTCGTTGTCAGGATACAAGTCTCTGTATCTGGATTTTGATCCGCTGATCATCCTCCCCGGAATAAAACCTTTTGAATAAAAAACGTCTTTCATTTTGATATTTTTTGATGGACAATAAAAAAAGCAGACTCTCGTCTGCTTCTTCTATTCAAATTCTTTCAAGTTATTTCACTTGTTCTACTGGTTCAGCTGGTGCTTCTTCAGTTGGGATTTGAGCCGTTGTTGAGTCATTTGCAGTTACTGCTAAAGAATCAACTTGCACTGCGGTAGAATCTACTGTAGATTCTGAATTAGAAGATCCAGAACCACAAGAAACTAAAGCAAAAGATAATGCGAAAATTCCTAAGATTTTTTTCATGTTTTTGATTAATTTAAGTCTTATATATCTAAAATGTTCTTTGGTTTCAGCGGCAAAGCTCGTTTGCTGCACTGATTGCGATAAGGGTTTCGGGTTTTACAGCGTAATTATATCCCATGCTTTCAACATATCCGACTGCAGCTTTTAAAACGATGTTAGACTTATATTTCGGGCTTGTGTTATAATCCAGATCTATCTGGTGAATATCAATTTTTCCCTCGAATTTCAAATATCCCGCAACATCAATAGCTCTGTTAAGTTCGCCCCAGAGTTTAGACCAAAGATCCTTTACCCTTGGGATTACCTCTCTTTGATAAATTACATGAGCTCCTCTGTTTTCGTACCTAAAGACAACTGTTGTAACATAAACTGTTTTTGTTGCATATGACTGGCTATCACAACCCACATGTATTTTAGAATCTGGGTTTTTTGCCAGAATTTCCTTTGCATATAATAATAGATCAGCTACATTTTCCCCACCGATCTTTTTAAATTCTCTTGTCATATTCCCCTTTATTTTTTAGAGAAATCCCTTACGAACTTTTCTCCTGAAACGAACCATCTAGAATTTTCATCTAGTCTTTTTAATATGAATGTGTGCTCGCTGACCTGTCCGATTATTGAGTATTCAATATCCTCGCTAATCCAGGTATCTTCGAGATCAGCCATCTTAAGATTCCATTTCCAGATAAACTTGGTAGCGTTTCTTTCAAAATACTTTCTGTAGTAAATTTCTAGATCTGGGCTAATGTCCTTAACTCTCCTAAAATTCTTGTCAGCCATGGTTTATTTTTAATTTATTATACAATAAAAAAGCCCCGGGGTTTCCGAGGCTTCTAATTATTAGGTAAGATATTTTTAATCTCTGTATTTGTAATAGTTATAAACCTCCTCAATATCGTCTGCCGAAGTAGTAATGTGGTCAACTGCCCATTGCTCAACTTTACCAGAACTTTGAACCATAGAAACTAGTTGATTAGCCTGGTCGCATATTTTCTTCAAATTTGCTAATACCATATAGGGCTTAGCTTCACTCGGCTCTATTTCTATTTGTCCAGGAACCTCTTGTGAGAAAGTTGGCTCTTCCGCAAAGTCCATATCCATATCTTCTCCGTCCTCAGTGTCTTCCATGCCTAGATTATCATCAGCAACAGGAGCTTCATCAACAGGGGATTTAGACATTCTTTCCTTTTTATAATCTTCCATTTGTTTTAGGTTCTGCATAGTAATATGTTATATTTCTGTCTTTATATATTCTTCC